CAATGCCGCCTTGGAGAAGGCCGGTAAGGGTTACGAGATCGAGGTGCGTCCGGGCAGTCGCACTCGGTGTGAAAGTTTCTGCCCAGTCAACCATCGTTGCCAGCAATGGCGCGAATATCAGGAGAGTCTATGACGCTAGAGCAACTTAGGAATATGGATATTCCGAGACTAGCCAATGCCAATCAGGTGGGTGGAGACCACTACAAGAACAAGGCAATTCAGCCTTGGGATTACATTGCTTCAAATAACTTGGGGTACTTGGAGGGTTGCGTTATCAAGTATGTGTCTAGGTACAAGGAGAAGGGCGGGATACAGGATTTACAAAAGGCCGCCCATTACTTACAAAAATTAATGGAGGTAGAAAGTGAGCGTTTATAAAAAGTTGCAGGCCGCTCGGATTAAACTTCAGAACACGAAGTTAACCAAGTCCGGCAAGAATAAGTTTGCGGGGTACGAATACTTTGAACTGGGGGATTTCCTCCCGGCGATCCAGAATATCTGCCATGAGGCTGGGCTGTGTGGCGTGGTGTCTTACACCAATGACTTGGCCTACCTGAATATCTATGATGTCGAGACCAATGACTGCATAGTATTCACCTCTCCCATGTCTAGGGCCGAACTCAAGGGTTGCCATGATGTTCAGAACCTTGGTGCTGTGCAGACCTATCTGCGTCGCTACCTATGGACGGCTGCCTTTGAGATCGTTGAGCACGATGCCCTCGATGCCACAACAGGGAGCGTCAAGCCAGAACCCAAAGTAGAACCCAAGCCCGAGCCTAAGCCTCAGCCAAAGCCAGTAGTAAAGGAAGAGGGGCCAAAGGACTGGGGTATCAAAATAACAATGAAGCCCGACGCCAATGAGGCTGACTGGTTTGATGCTGTATGGGCATCGACCACGACGCTACTGAGTTTTGCTGAGAAAGATCAAGATGTCATGGCTGTGTTCAAGGCTAACAAGTCTCTGTATGACGAGGCCAAGTCACGGGATCCTGAGTGGTTCAAGAAGTTGATGGAAGAGTTCACCAAAGTTAAAAACAAATTTAAGGAAGAATAATGGCTTACATACCCAAACCAAATACCGGAACCCTTTGGCCCAACGAGTACAAGAAGTCAGATACCCACCCAGATATCAAGGGCGATATCCTTATTGAGAAGAGTCTGCTTCAGGCGCTGATCAGCAAGGGCGAAGACCCAGTAAAGATATCGATCGCGGGTTGGAAGAAAGAGATCAATGGCAAGGAGTGCATATCGATGAAGGCATCTGAGCCGTATGTCAAACCACAAGCGCCCACCGTTCCTGACGAAGACGTTCCTTTCTAAGGGGGCTAGATGAAGACCATGAACTTTGAGGCCGTCAAGGTTGCGCTGAAACAGGATAAGACCGGCTATGTTCTTACCCTGTCTTTGCACCCTGACGATATACCTGAAGACCTGCTGCGCCACTTTGTGGGGGCTAGGTATCAGGTGGTCATGGTTCGTATAGGTGTAGACGAAACCCCGATGGATCCGCAGGAATTTGACGGCAATAAGTACGTTCGTATTGCTGGCCTGCTGTGCCGCGATCCTACCTTTTGGGACTACTTGTTTGATGACACGCAGATCATCACCAAGAACGAGAAGGAAGCGACCGACTGGATGCGGGATGCCCTTGGGGTTCAGTCTAGATCAGAACTAAAGACCGATGAGCAAGCACGAAAGAGGCTAGAAAAAATACAAAAGGAATATGAAACATGGAAAAGAAATTAGTACCTTACTCAGTCTATTTGCCTGAGGAAATGTTTGTAAAGATCAAGGCCCTTGCCAAGGAGCGAAAGGCGTCCACGATGATTCGGGATGCCATCACAGTAATGATCAATGGCAATGACTCTTTCAAGGGTGGATACAACAAGGGCATCAGGGATGCGGCCAAGGTTGTGTTCGACTGTAAAGAGGCGCAGATGGTAGCCGTTAATGGCCGGGATATCGGAGCCGTTCTATCGGATCAGATCTTGGCCTTGGAGAATCTCAATGACGGACAACGATAAAGATACCTTGAGAGACATCTTTGCGGGTCTTGCCATGTGTGCCCTGATCATCAGGGATGAGGAAGACATAGCCAAAGAGGCTTACCGTTTTGCTGACGAAATGATGGAGGCCAGAGACCCTATGACTTTGGGGCTTCCGGCAATTAAGAAAAGGACAAGAAAATGAGAAAACTAATTGCAAGTTTATTGTTTGTCCCATGCGTAGCGAGTGCTGAGTTTCTTACGGGCAACGATTTGCTACGTCACATCAATAGCGAAGAAACTGTTTGGAGAATGTTTGCCCTTGGGTATGTAGCCGGAGTAAGCGATGCACAGCAACACGTTTTTAGTTGCCCGTCGGCGGGTGTAACCAATGGTCAGGTCAGGGATGTTGTTAAGAGTTACCTTGAATCTAACCCCGGCATACGCCATAAGACTGCGGACCTGTTAGTTACCGATGCGCTGAAACAAGTATGGCCTTGTGCGAATCGGAACAAAGGTAATGGTACTAGGCTATGAGTTACATTGTTTCCTCCTTGCCTCCCATAAAATGCTTTGTCCGCAAAGAGTTTCTTTACAATTTCCACAAGGGTTACGAAGAGTTGGAGCCCGCCGTTTGGGTAAGCCTTAAAGCCCTGCGTGGTCAGGTGTTCCGCATTGAGTCCTTACTGCCTGCGTATGGTGCCCTATACGACAAACTCCCGATCCATGCTTATGTATGGAAGGAAGGCCACAGTGATCTGCCGATAGATACTTTGCAACTATGGGACTGCATGGGCTATAGGTTCACGATCATTGAAAAGATTGGGTTGCGTAATCTAGGTGTGAAGTTTCTCGGCAAGGATAAAGAGTGGCACTTTGGTAGGTATATGTTTACCGTGGATTTTTGTGCAGACGGAATGGAGGTAGACACGGGGTTTACTGAGCAGGCCGAGGAGCATAAAAGTTTTAACTGGATCAGGCTAGATTCTGGTCAGTTTGCCTGCCAGCCCAACAATCGATGCTTGTGGTACGACCAGTCGCTCATACCCGCTGAGACAAAGTTTCCTGATTTCCAAGCCGCTCAAACTTTTTGGACAGTAGATGGCACACGCAAGTGGTCGGCTGGTGATGATTGGTTTTATGACATAAAGGAAAAAAAATGAGTGAACCTGTGAATCTACAAAGGGAGTGGGATCGGCTGCTGATTGATAAGTTTTACGGGGCTGACACAATAAAAATGTATTCCCTTTGCATGATATTCAAAAGAAACTTTGACATTACAGATGACCAGTTTGATGAGTTAAAGCGTGTACCGAAACTTATTGGTCAAAGGAATGTTTATGCCAGACGATTTATATGCGCCTATCTACCCAAGATTGCTGACATCCTGTGGAAGCATAAGCATGAGGAGATTGAAACTCTGGCTGACGCCATGTCTAAAATTAAGTATGACGTTGATAAAGTTGAATCCGATTACGACAAAATCAATCGTGATAGAAGTGAAATAACCCGATCCAAGAAAGTAAGTCTTGCGGCTGCACTATCTAAAAAGGAATCCTGTAAATGGCACAAATCAATAAACTTGGGCAAGACATGGAATGTAACAAAATAATTCTCAAGCCAAGCGAATACTCTTTGGCAGTCTACCTGTCCTCAGTGCGAACGTATGTCAATGAATACGCTAAGGTTGCAGATAAGCAGATGGGCTATGACGATGGGTTCCTGATTGGCGTGGATGGTTTAGTAGGGGAGTTTGGAGTGTGCAAACACTTCAATGTCTGCCCGGATCTATCCTTTGAGCCAAGAAAGGGTGGGGCTGATTGCGTCATCAATGGTAATAGGATTGATGTAAAGAGCACCAAGCCGGGGAAAAATAAAGTTTTTGTGCCGGAATGGAAAGCCAAGGATAATATAGATCGGTACATATTTTGTACCGTTCAATTTAGAACAATAGAAATACTCGGTTGGTTTCTACATAAAGATATATTCAGGGATGATAATTTAGAGCCATCCCCAATGCCAGATGTAAATCACCACGCTTTGTTGTTATCAAATTTACGGAAAAACTTTAAAGGAGAAATTAAAAATGAAGAAAAAAGCAACCAAGAAATCCCCGCCGATGGCCTTAGTTAATATAGAAGAATTAGAAAAACTGCTTCAGGGTGCATGGCAAGTAAGCAATGACCTTGATGAGTTGTCATACAGGTTTGGTGAGATCGGTCATTTGATGGATTCAATAAACCTTGATTTCGATGACGAAAAGGGATCCTGTTTTTTCTATCTATCTGAACGCCTGTACAAAGAAAACAGAACACAATTGGATGAGATACTGCTTCGGTTTGGCAAGTTGTTATTTGAAGCAAGAGGGATAAGGGTTTAGGCTATGGATCAAGATGATCAGATGAATCACTTATATTTATTAGTCAACTCCCTTCAAAGGGAGGTTGATCAGAAATCCGAGGTCATAGATTTCTGGAAGGATAAGCACAGCAAGGCTATGGAGACCGTCGCATCCTTGGAGTCCAGACTAGCCAGCGCCACGTCGCAAATAAGTATGTTACAAACTGACTTGGGTGCTTTGAATCAAGAGATAATTGATGAGCGTAGACTAAGGAGTGGGAAATGATAATGTTTTTTATTGACTGGGCAGTTCTTGATGCCGTTAAGTTCTTCCTGTTTATTTCGGCGTTTACAATTTTTTGTTTGTGGATTAGTTATCGTGGAGATAGTAAATGAATGAGGCTTACAGGTTGGCCGCTTGGTTAAGGGCAAACTCCAAACACATGGGCAGTCCTTTTGAGGTTGATCAGATGCTACGGGCGGCTAAGGTTATGGAGTTATTGGCAGATGGATTTAGGGAGAAACCCGGTGTACCGAAACAAGAAATTATTAGAGGTGGTAAGAGAATCTCCGTGTCAGGTCTGTAACGCCAAGAATGGGACGGTGGTTGCCGCCCATTCCAATCAGTTAAGGGATGGCAAGGGGCGTGGTTTGAAGGCCCATGACTACCGTATAGCGGCCATGTGTTACCAGTGCCATATGGAGTTGGATCAGGGGGCTGGGTTGACGAAGGAGGCCAGAGTTAATATGTGGGATGAGGCGCATCGTCGAACGATCGGTTGGTTATTTGAGAATGATTATTTGGAGGTCAAATGAGACTTGATTATTTGCAGAGGATTGATCTTGGTATGGGTCTGGTTAAGCAGCAGCATGGGAATGGCGTGGCCGTCTTGGCCGAGGTATCCCATGATGACGGCTGTAAGTTATCTAAAAAGAACCCCTGTAACTGTGCGCCGGATGTGGTTTTGAGGGTCAATGGGATTAAATACGACGTTGATTTAGACGGATACCCTAAAATCAAGGCTGGATAGTTGACATAAACAGTGGGGATATTTATATTACAGACTGCCAATCTCCTTGGCACAGTCCGTGATCTCCTAGCAGGCTTTGCATGGACACCTCCTCGCAGTACTTTCCCCCGGACTAGACACCCGGGGGTTTTTTTTCTACCATGATCTGGCGGGATGGTTCCGACGATTCCTACCCCGCCGGCCCCCGGCTCCGTGATGCCGGGAAAACACTTATAAAATACTTGCGGAACTTATTGGACTTGTGTTAATCTACGAGTTGTCGGCCTTGACACCCGGCGTTTGGCGATTACCTTAGTTCAGAACCCTTTAGTGGGGGCTTGTAGTCATCGTTTGGTAATCGCCCGATGCTGGCCTGTCAAGCCCAAGTCTCCACTAAAGGGTTTTTTTATGGGCGCTTGGAACCGATCGGACTCCGCCCGTTAGTAGCGCACCTGCATCGGTGGCTCGGAAGAAAAGACACCTAGCACAAACACCCCGTGTTTAGGTTCCAGCCTGTTAGCGAGGGACTGGAGTAGCCAAGAGGAAAGCGGTGGGACAAGACTCTTGGTGAATGAATCGCTACCTTCGGGTTGCCTAGAGGTGCCTCCACATTGGCGCCTTGGGGCGGGGAAAAGTCTCGGCTTCCACCCCTTGGGGATCTTAGACACGCTGAGTTGGCAGGTGACATGGCATAGGTACTAACAGGTGATAGATAAAGTGAACATTCGGAGAACTAGATGGCAGTAGAGATGACAGACTTTGAGCAGGGCGTGTGGGACTATCTGTGCTCACACAAGAAGACACCGGTTCAGGCAAATAAAATTGCAAAGGAGTGGATTGTTAGTAAGACTAGGGTGTATCGAGTGCTAGAAAGGTTTGTTGAGAATGGGATTGCTGATGTTGTGCGTATTGGTTCTAAGAAGTTCTATAAGGTGAAAGAATGAACGAGCCATCTGATGATGAGTTATTGGACATGGCGTTCGAAGCACTGATACCACTGGCTAATGTTGGAATAATCGGTGAGACAACCGACTTAACACACGAGGATGTCAAGCGTGCCCGAGAAGTGCTAAGGTTTATAACTAAAAGAATTGCACCGGGTCAGGAATTTAGATAGACTGATTTTTCGCTAGGAGAAAAAATGAAGAAGATAGAAATATCTGCCATCCGCATAGATGGTGGAACGCAAGCCCGTCTCAAACTAGACCAAGACGTTGTAAAAGAATACGCAGAATGCATGAAGGATGGGGACAAGTTCCCTCCTGTCACAGTGTTCTACGATGGGTCAGAGTATTGGTTAGCAAATGGATTTCACCGATACTTCGCCACCAAATCCAACGGCGAACTTGAGATTGAATGCGAAGTAAAGCAGGGCACACTTGATGATGCTGTGCTCTATGCATTCTCGGCTGATGGTAGGCAGGGTCTATCAAGGTCTGCTGAGGACAATCGGAACATAATCATCCGTATGATTCAGCACCCGGTGTGGGGCAAGTGGTCGAACGCTGAGATTGCAAAGCACGTAGGCGTATCCAAGATGACAGTTGGCCGGGTCAAGGCATCGTTAGAAAAAGACAAGCCAGCACCGACTAAGAAGAAGTACAAAGACAAGCACGGCAACGAGTCCACGATCGAGACCAAGAACATCGGCAAGACTAAGGAAAAGAAGGTCAAGCAAGAGGAGCCAGCCACAGAGTCTGACGATCAGATAGTTAGGGAACTTACCGATGCGCTGACCGCAGTATCGCAGGAGAATACTCTGCTCAAGGATAAGATTGCGATCGGGCAGTGGGACGCAAGCGAGATCGAGAAGATCGATGCTGAAGAACTTATTGCCGAACTCAGGGAGCAGATCAGAATACTTGAGATCGATAACAAAGCATTGCGAGAGAGCCGGGATACATTTCAAAACCGTAACTCGGAACTAATGAGAACAGTTAAGTCGTTACAGAACCAATTGAAAAATGCAAAGTAATCTTGAATACGCAGGTGTATATATCGAGATGCAGAGCAGACTGCGCGAGGTGTATCGGTTAGCCAACGAGCGTGAGATGAAGGGTGCGCTCAAAGAATCAGCAGAGGTATTAGACCTAGCGAAGGAGTTGTATTTCTTGCTAGGTAAGAATCAATAAGAGGGCGTAAGCCCAGCCGACCCCCGGCGGATCCGGGTAGCAAAGGAGAGTGTCTATGGAGTTGCAGTTGCGCGATCATCAGATGAAGGTTATCGATGATCTACGGGATGGTTTCAAGAGAGGTTACAGATCCCAATTGCTTTACGCCCCGACGGGGTTTGGTAAGACCGAGGTAGCGATCTATCTCATGAAGGCCACAGCAGAGAAGTACAACACTGCGGCCATAGTCCTAGACCGACTGGTGCTAGTAGATCAGACAAGTCTTAGGTTATCCAAGTACAAACTAGATCACGGCGTGTATCAGTCCGGGCATTGGAACTACAACCCCCGTTCTCGATTGCAGGTGTGTTCAGCGCAGACCTTGGAGCGCAGACAGGACTTTCCCAAGATCGATCTACTGATCGTGGACGAGTGCCACATAGCCCGAAAGCAGACAACCGAATTCATCAAGAGCAATCCCAATGTCAAGGTGATTGGCCTGACTGCGACCCCGTTTACCAAGGGGCTAGGGGATATCTACGAGAATGTCGTCTGCGGATCTACGAATAACTGGCTAGTCGATAACCGATGGCTGACACCCATGAAGGTATTCATCGCCAAGGAAATCGATATGACCGGGGCCAAGAAGGTGGCCGGGGAGTGGGCGCAGGATGTAGTGACTGAGCGCGGCATGAAACTCACGGGCGATATCGTTCAGGAGTGGATCAAGAAAACCCACGAGGTATTCGGTAAGCCCATGAAGACGATCGTGTTCTGCTCAGGCGTAGCGCACGGGGCAGATCTAGTCGAGCGGTTCGCACAGCAGGGGTATAACTTTGTCTCGATCTCTTACAAGGATAACGACGACTTCAAGAGGGAGGCGATCGAGGACTTTGCCAAGCCAGACACCCAGATCCACGGCCTGATTGCTACTGATATTCTGACACGGGGATTCGATGTGCCCGATGTAATGATCGGCGTATCAGCAAGACCGTTTTCTAAATCATTCTCCAGTCACATACAGCAGATGGGCAGGGTCATGCGATCGTGCGAGGGCAAGGAGTTTGCACTATGGCTAGATCATTCGGGCAACTATCTCAGGTTCAGGGATGACTGGGATGAGGTGTATGCGGATGGCGTCAGCAAGTTAGACGACAAGGTAGAGAAGGCCAAGAAGGAACCGACCGAGAAGGCTAAGAAGGAATCCAAGTGCCCATCATGCGGACATCTATGGCCTAAGGCGACAGACATATGCCCATCGTGCGGCCATGTGCGTAAGACTAGGAACCATGTAGATGCGGTAGCCGGACAACTAGAGGAACTGGTAAACGGCAAGCGGGTTAAGTCAGACGACAAGCAAATGTTCTACTCGGAACTGATCCATATAGCACAAGAGAGGAACTACAAAATCCACTGGGCAAGTCACAAGTACCGGGAGAAGTTTGGCGTATGGCCTCGTGGGCTAGAGGAAAAACCTGCGATGCCGTCTATCAAGACAATGAACTGGATCAAGCACAAAACAATTGCTTGGGCTAAGAAACAACAAGGAGCAAGGACATGAATGTACCCGACTATTACAAGCCGTGGCCTCTAGAGGAGGACTATCCCCAACAGCCAGAGGAGCCAGACTATTTTGAGGAACGAGAGTGGGAGAGGAAACAATATGATGAGCAGTGATTATCAAACCCATGTCGAGGGACTGGTATACCGAATCGATCAACTGACCCATGCCGTAGGTGGTTGTTCCTGCGGGGACTCGACGATCCTCGGGGTCATCCACTCGGATACAAAACCCTGCTCCCTGCCAATCGTGCATCGGCCTCTCACAGACGATGAGGTGTCTGACCTGCTCGATGATTACTCGGATCTCGGGGACGATCTCTTGGAGATTACGGGGATTATTGAGAAGGCGCACGGCATAGGTGGCATCAATGAGGTTTGAGGAATTCGCTAGATCCCACGGCCTGATTCTGAACGGCGTAGTCCCCGGCAAGTGGGTAGCAACACCGACAGAGGATCACCCGCGCTCCCGTAATGGCAGATACAAATACATGGGAGATCATGGATGGGTGCAGAACTGGGCGACTATGACCTCGCCTGTTATATGGAAAGGCCAGTCACCCTCATTTACCCCCGACCAAATCAGACGGACTAAATTCAATGCGGATAGGGAGAGGAAGGAAGCAGCAGAGAAGGCTGCATCCAAGGCGGGATGGATACTTCACCAGACTAGGCAAGCGTTCCACCCCTACCTGACAGCCAAAGGGTTCCCCGAAGAGGAGGGGAATGTATGGGTCACAGACAATTCAATCCTCCTAGTTATCCCGATGAGGGTCGATGGCCGTCTTGTAGGGTGTCAACTCATCGACGATAAGGGGGAAAAGAAGTTCCTGAGTGGTCAGATTACGAAGGGCGCAACCTTTACGATGGACGCAAAAGGGATCCCCATCTTCGTTGAGGGTTATGCTACCGCGCTCTCCGTTCGAGCGGCTATGAAGGCGGTAAAAATCCGATACACCATCCATGTATGTTTCTCCGCATCGAACATGGAGTTCATGGCAGTCAGGTTCCCCGGCGGCATCGTCATCGCTGATAATGATGCAAGCCGGACCGGGGAGAAAACGGCTGAGAAAACAGGCAAACCATACTGGCTTGCACCCACAGTCGGGGATGATTTTAATGATCATGTTTCAAGGGTTGGACTGTTTCGAGCATCACAGTCTCTGAAGCAATCACTTCTCGATAATGGACTGATAAAACCCTTAGTATCTTAGCCTCGATCTGCCTCACCCGTTCCTTTGTTACACCACGGGTCGAGGCAACCTCTTTCATCGTCTTGCCCGACAGCCGCTCGGATAGGATATCCCAGTATTTATCCTTGCCAGCCGGCCTCAGATGCTTGAATAGGGAATCGAACAGCCCCCGATCCGGCATATCTATTAGCATGATGGGGTGTCGATCGTTCCCGGTATCGATGGGGATCTTGCCCCCGGTTAGCCTTAGATTCACACCTGCCTCCGATCGAATTCCTCATATGCTCTATCTGTTTGAGATACGAAAAGGGATATAAATTTCTTCTTCTCTACTCCGGAAATCGCACCACCTGCGGCCAGATAGGACATAACAGCAGGGAGAACGATGTTAGGGTCACGATCTGCGAGCAGATCCTCCAGTCCAAGGATAATCTTCTGATACTCGTAAACCTCCTTATCAGACAGTTTCATTTAAGACCTCCGATCCCTGAATCCACTCATCCGCATGGACGCACTCACCCTCCCCAAAATCTTCTCCGTCGTCCCAAATTTCCCACGCCTCATACTCGGCGTCTTCTTTATTGGCGGCCTCTAAATCAAGGTAATAAATGCGGGTCTCCAGTCTTGCTACTGCTACTCGGTATTTATTCATTGTAGTTCTCCAAAGTTTCCGAAATGCCCATCTCTCGATCGATATCCTCGGGTATCCCTCCCTCGCTCACGGTATAGCAGTCGTCGATCCCGTCCTCGTATCGGCCA